GCCAGGTGCTGATGGCAAGCGGGTTTATCTCCACCATCGCAGGCACCGCAACGGCCATCAACATTCGCGCTTCAGGGCGGGAGGTTAGCTAGTGAAAGCCGTAGCCAAACATGACGATATGCGGCAACGCGTAGAAAAGCTACAGTTTGAGGTTTCAAAGCTGCCGCAATACGAACCGCAAACCAAACATACTTTTCACGGTGGTATGTATTGCCGTGAGGTGTGGCGACCGGCTGGCGTTTTAGTTATTGGTAAAGTCCATAAAAAAGAACATTTTTACGTCATTATGTATGGCACAGTACGCATAACAACAAATGATGGCGTGCAAAGCATTACCGGACCTTGTATACTAAGTAGCACGCCGGGAACAAAACGCGCCGTTTATGCGGAAACAGATGCGCTATGCGCAACTTTTCACCGCGTGGATTCTTCTACGGTTGACGACGCAGAAATGGAATTGGTAGAAGACGATCCAAATTGTATGTACCTTGCGGGGAATGCTGTTAAAGGAGTTTTATCATGACTTTTTGGGTAGCGGGAGCCGTAATAGGTTCAAGTCTAATAGGTTCTATGGGGGCATCTGACGCAGCCGACACCGCAGCGCAAGCATCGGGTGCGGCTTCGGATGCGTCCATCGCCGAGCAGCGCCGACAGTATGACCTTAACCGCGCTGATTACGCGCCGTACATTACGTCCGGGCAAAGCGCGGTCAACCAGCTTGCTGCTGGTTTAGCGCCAGGTGGACGGTTTGCATCTGCCACACCATTTGATTTCCGATACGACCAAAACACTGACCCCGGTTACGGATTTAGATTTGACCAAGGAATGCGCGGCGTGAACGCTTCAATGGCTGCTAAAGGTATGGGCCTATCCGGTGCAGGTATCAAGGGCGCAACTGAGTTTGGTCAAGGCATGGGTAGCCAAGAATACAACAACGCCTTTAACCGCTACGTGACCGGCTTTAACGCCAATACGGGCGAGCGTAACCAGCTATACAACCGATATGCGGGTGTAGCTGGGACAGGTCAACAGGCGGTTAGTGGCGTTACAGCACAAGGCGCGAACATGGCGAGTAACATCGGCAACGCCTACATGACCAGCGCAGCCAACACCGGCAACGCAGCGCTGGCAGCAGCGGGTCAGCGTCAGTCTGCTTTTGGTGGCGCGGGTAACGTGTTAGGCCGGATATATGGAAACCGAGGGTTCTCAAACCCGTTTGGTGGCAACGCAGACTACAATGACTATAACGCCACGCCGTATCAAAACGATCCGATATTCGCAATGAGTCAAGGCGGGGGATAAAAATCATGGCTGAACTTAACTTTGGACTACTGAACCCGCCCGGCTCGCAGAGCATAGGCAACGCGTTTGTGCAGGGCATGGATCAAGCAGCGGCGGCTAGGGCGCAGGAGAACCAGAACGCTTTGTCTCAGTACACGTTGGCTAAAGCCAAGCGCGAAGACGAACTGACAAACCAGATGTTGGCTGGATTGAAAGGCGCAACTACAATTGAAGAGCAAGCGGCGGTGTTGCGTAGCGTTGGTAAAGTTAAGGAAGCCAACGACCTTTTGACTTCTAATTTAACGCAACAAGAACTGCGAAACAAACTTGAGCTTCACCCCATCACGCTTGCCGGTGCAAAAGTTAAATTAGCTGAAGACAAAGTTAAACAGTCCCGCAGTATGTTGGAAGGCATTAACCCCGCCGATTCTGGCGCGGCGCAACAATACATTACTTGGCACGAAGCCAATCATGCTGACCCTGTTCTTGGCCCGTTACTTGCAGCTCGGGGCGTAACTATGGAGCAATCCCGCGCGCGGATCAACGCCGCGTTGCAACAGCCCGGTGGTTTAGCCCAACTTATCAACGAGTCCAGATTAGGCATAGAAAAATTTGCAGAACTGAATAGGCCGCAAAACGTGCAGCAGTCTATGGGTGGCTCTGTTCGCACCTTGTCTATACCGGGGATGGGCGGCAACGCTACGGTGGTGCCGGGTAGTGTGGGCACTGTTACTCCCGGCCCCGGCACTGTACCCGCAATAAACCAAGCAGATATTGCTAGGGCGCGTGCAGTAGATGAAGGCATACCTGTCCCCGGCGCTGCACCCGCACCAGTAACACCGACGGCTGCGCCCGCGCAGCCTGGGGCGCCGGTAACACCGGCAGCTTTCCCCCGCATCCCGCCGCCAGTGCAGGCAGGAAGAAATCAAGACGCAACAACAATAAAGCAACAAGAACTTGTTAGAGAACAAACAAGCTTAGCGGCAGCAACGCAAAAGCTGGCGTCACAAGCAGCAGCAACAGACCCTGACATACGCGCGTTTTACGAAAGGCAAGTTAAAGTACACACAGACAATATAGCTTCTTTAAATCAAGAGTTAGGGGTTAGAACTAATAATATGCAGGGTGCGGCTGCGGCTACGGCTGCGGCTGCGCCGGTGGTTAATGCTTTGATTGAACGGTCACCTAAAGACCAACGCGATGCTAAAGTGGTTGCATCAACCACCACGGATAGCGCGGGCAATGTGCGGCGGTTTAATAAATTTGGCGAGCAAATAGGCGAGGTAAATAAAGGCGCGGGTAAACCTAGCGCAACATACGAAAAAACTCAAGAGTTGCGAAAACAGCTTACTCAAGATTTGGCATTAACAATTAGAGAACTTGAAAGTGCCGTCAAGCCAAAAGGTTTAATTGAACAATCTACCGGCAGCGGCGCGGGGGCTTTAGTGGACATAGGCATGGGATTTTTTGGCTCGTCTACCGCAGGCGCTCAAGCTGCTGCGGCGCTTAAACCTATATACGACCGCGTGCTTAAACTAGTCCCACGTTTTGAAGGCCCGCAGTCTAATAAAGATACGCAATCGTATGAAAACGCCGCTGGACAATTAGCTAACCCCGCCGTGCCAAACGAAACTAAATTAGTAGCGGCCCGAGAAATATTACGCCTCATGAAAGCCCGGCAAGCACAATTTATTAGCCGAGATATGGTGGATTTACCCAACGAACCGGCAGGCTCAACCGTGCCGCCCACCGCACCAGTCGATATGCCATCCGCAGCCGCCGCTGAAATTGCGCGTCGTGCGGCAGCTAAGAGGTAAGTATGCCACCTGATCTGTCTAAGGTATCTGACGCGGAATTAAAAGCTATTGTAGCTGGCGATATGTCGTCGCTATCCGACGCCACATTAGCAATGATCGCGGGGTCGGGTAAACCCCCCAAAAAAGAACGCAGTTTTACACGTAAAGCGTTTGATGTAATGGGCAACATTGGGTCGGGCGTGGTGAAAGGCGCAACGGATATTGGCGCCACAATCCTTGCGCCCGCAGATTATGTTGCGGGTAAGATTGCGGAAAAATATGGCGAAATTCCTTTTCTTACTGGCCGTTTAGATGACCGACGGCAACAAATCACCAACTTCTTAGCCAGCCAAGACGCGGATGTTAATTCGCTATCTTATGGTGGGGGCCGCCTTTTCAGTAACGTTGCTGGCACTGCGGGTTTGGGGCCGGTACTTGGCGCGGGATTAAAATTGGTTGCGCCATCCGCCGCGCCGTTAGCCGCGTCTATCAGCGCCGGCGGGTTTATACCCAAGTCCTTAACCGCCACCGAACGTATAGCGGCAGGTTTGCCTGCGGCTACTATTCTTGAAAAGGCCACTAGGTTTGGCACTCGCGCTGCGGGTGGCGCGGTAGCCGGTGGGGCGGGCGCATTAGCAATCAACCCATCAGAAACGGGTACCGGCTCCGTTGTAGGCGCGTTAGTGCCTACCGTGGGCGCGGGTCTTGTATCGGAATTGGCGAAGAAATCAGGTTTTCTTTGGGACGCTATAACGGGAAAATTAGGCCCGGTAAAAGCCGCCGAAATAGCTAAGCAAGTAGCGGCGGGTGACGTTGCAGCTATTCGCGCAGCTAGCGCTATTGCCGACCCGAGCCTTACCGCAGGGCAAGCTGCGGCGGGCGTTAATAATACCGCGTGGGCCGCGTTGGACGCATTGACTCGTAAACAAAACACGGGCGGTGTGTTTACTAAAAAAATTGACGCCAAAATCGCTAACAATGAAGCAACGCTAGATAGGTTAGCTGGCGGCCCCACCGCGCTGGAATCAAATATAGCGCGGGATCAGACTAAGGCCTCACTTAATACCCTTACCACGCCTATGCGTGAGGCGCCGCTTGAACGCGCCGGCGTGGCGGGCAAAGCAGTGCCTTTCTTGCAGCAAGTAGCCGCCAAAGGTGAAGCCGGGGCTACAAGCGCGGTTGCCGATGTGCGCCGGTTTACGGGTTTGATTGAACCCGCCGATGATTGGGCGCGTACTTGGGCGCCTAGCGCCATGGCAGATGTTGATGCAGCAGGAAAATTTATACGCGGTGGCGATGTGCGTTTGTTAGGCATACCAAGACAACCGCAAGCATCTACATACCCCGGCCAGTTAGCCGTGCGGGCTGAAGGCGCGGCTACCACGGCGGCTGAAGAATCATTGAAACTGGGTGCTATTGCACGCAACGCCAAAACAGCAATAGCTGACTTGGAAGCACAAGGACTGAAACCGCTTAAACCGGACAGCATTATAGCGTCTATAAAGTCTAAACTTACTGACCCAAGCATTGCGCTAAACGCCAATCTTGCGCCCGCGCTAAAACGGGTTACAGACATGTTGGGCGACTGGACTAACAAGTTTGGGGTTATCACACCTGAAGCACTGTACGCCATACGTAAAAACGGCATTGCTGGCGTTATTCAGGATTTGCACCCTACCGCCACGCCAGACCAACGCCGCGCTTTTGCTCAAGCGGTTATGACCGAAGTGCGCCCGTTGATTGATGACGCTATAGAAGCAGCGGGTGGCGCGGGCTGGAAAGCATACCTAAAAACTTTTGAGCAAGGTATGCAAGGTGTCGAACAAAAACGAATGGCTGACGTAGCACGACAGCTATACAAGTCCGGCGACAAGCAAGGGTTCATAGACTTGGTCAAAGGTAGCAACGACAAGGCGTTGGGTATAGTAGAAGATGTTTTTGGCCCCGGCAAAGTTAATTTTGTGCAGCTTATGGGCGGGCAACGGCCTAAAAGTCCCGCGTTGGAATATATGCGGATAGCCGAAGAAACCGCAAGAGACCTTAATTTGGCTAAACGCGCGGAAGAAGGCGGCGCGGAATTAGCCAAAATTATAGACCGCAACGCGTTAAAATTTAATTTTCCGCCGTCACTTAGCACTAAAATTGCCGTCGCGCGGCAGGGCATGAAAGAATTTGAAGGCAAGATAAACCGCGCCGCTATCGACGCATTGGAAAAAGGTATGCGTTCCGGTGCAAGTGCTAACGAAATGTTGGCTATGGTGCCCGCCGCCGAACGGGGAAAAGTGCTTAAAATTATGACTAATAGCGCCACATGGAGTCCGCTGCTAACAACGGGCGCTAGACAAGGCATGGTTAACCGACTAGCGCCGCAAGACAACCAAAACAGACTGGCGGCACCTTAATGGCGACTACCAACGAGCTGGACGTTCGTCTGACCTCGCACGAAGCCGTGTGCGAGCTGCGCTACGACACTATCAGTGCCAGGTTAAAGCGCATCGAGCATATCGGTATCACTGTTGCCGGGTTCATCATTGCCTTACTTCTCCACATTGCCCTGAAAGGCTAGACATGAAACAGCTGCTCCTCCTCGCTCTAATGCCGATTAGTGTGTCTGCTGCTGACCTGATGATGTGCAACGGCGAATACGCGCTGTGTGCTGCGTCAGGCTCCACGCCTACGGGCAAGACAATAACGGTCAAAGGTAAAGTGTTTCAAGAGGGCATGGCAGTCTGTCCCGTCCTGACGGGACGCAGCGTAGCAAACGGTGCATTGATGAATAACTCCTGCGATGCCCCTGCCGGTAAAGTGTGGAGCCTTTTTAGTACTGTTAGCGAAGCGCCACAAGCGCCGAGCTGGGCAGTTGCGCCGCTGGTAAGTCGATCATTCACTCTCGGCAAAGATTCGGGTATGTCAAACCAGTGGTCATTCCTTTGCGATAAGCAAGCGAAGAAAACCAACGGGGTTACATTGGCATCCTGCTACGGCCCGATAAACGAATCACCGGCTACTAACGGGCATATCAAGCCGGGTGCAAAGATCATTACTGACGCGCCGGTAGGAGTGCTTAACCCGGTAGGAGGGAATTTCTAATGGGCTGGTTAAAAGCAAGGTTTGGCGAGGCATCTACGCTCGCTGGGTTGGGGGTTGTAATGATGGTAGCGTCTGCAATTGCGCCGCCGCAATATCAATTACTGATTCAAGGGCTGGCAGCGGCGCTGGGTATCGGCGGGGTGGTGCGTCCTGAAAAATAACTTTGAAAAATCGCTGGAGCTAGTCTTGCAGCACGAAGGGAATTACGTCCACCACGCTTTAGACCCCGGTGGCAGGACGAATCTCGGCGTTACACAACGCGTGTGGGAGGATTATGTCGGACACTCAGTTGACGAGCAGGCAATGCGACAGCTCACGAAAGAAATGGTGGCTCCGCTCTACCGCAAGCAATATTGGAATGTTTGCCATTGCGACGATCTGCCTGCTGGGGTTGATTATCTTGCCTTTGATTTTTCTGTTAATGCTGGTGCTTTCCGCAGTATTAAAACTCTTCAACGTGCATTAAACATAACTGCCGATGGTGTCATTGGCCCCGTAACTTTAAAAGCTATTCAAGATGCAAATGCAGAAGAATTTATCAACAATTTTACAAACGCTAAAGAAGTGTTTTATCGCAACCTATCTAACTTTCCGACTTTTGGCAGAGGTTGGCTTAATCGCGTTGCAGAAAGCAAGAGAATTGCCGAGGAAATGTTAGAGTAATTTATAGGACTGTAAATACTGCGAAGGTTTTATAACTATCTTGTTTTGCTTTTCTGAAATACCACCAGACCAACTTTCTGTATCGTGCTTTCCACTGCGACTCGGTAAGAACTTTTTTGTATACGCTTTGGCGCTTTCTTATCGGCGCGGTTGACATCAGTCTGACGATTCTCATTTTAAGCACTCCTTCATCGCGGCGGTCAAACGCTCAATTCGCTGCTTGTTGTAAAGCACCATGCTTTCTGCGTAATCCCGCGCGGTTTCTGCTAACAGCAAATCCCGCCTCGCCGCGTCCAATTCCCTCGCCATCAGTTCTTCGCAAGTCGCGGGGGTATACAGATGCCTAATCCATTCTAAGAATTTCATTTTATCTCCTAAGAATTTCAATCACTGACCAAGCCATCCCGCCAATGACCGCGAGCAAACTGATTGCCACTGCTTTCAACAAGTCTTTCAAAAAATCTTCGATATTTGCCCCCGGCGCATCACCAGTTTCTTTAATTCGACTGTTCATTTACATACTCCATATCGATTTTCCATCATTCACTTCTTCTGATTGCATCAGCGCATAACGTGCTGAGTGCAGACCTCCGGCTATCTGCCATTTCTTCGCACACTTTTGCGCACCGTTCACGCTCTTTTGCCACCGCTTCGGCAAGCGCGGCCTCAGCTTTTTCTGCGCGTTTCATTTCCGCGAGGAAAAGATGACGAACGAAAGCGAAGGCAAAGTGTTCGTCATCGCGGGCTGGCTCGCCACGCAGACGCAATATTTCCGCAGCAAGTTCTTGAATTCGGTCGTTCATTTTTCTACTCCAAAATGTTCTACTAGATCAACCCCATATAAGCATCGAGTTCCATCCTGCCGGTCAATCCAATCAGCACATTCCTGCACAATCAAATCGGCGAACTTTTCTAGTTTGGTATGTTGTCCATCTGGATTGTAGACTAGTAATCCAGCGTCTCTTGCAAGTTTTTTAATTCGTTTGTTCATTCTTCAACTCCGAAATGTTTTGCAATTCTTCCGGTATCGCTCTCCTAGAAGAGTTTCATTAGTAGTTCCATTGTTCCTGCTTCCGTGGTGGTGAGCACGATCTGCTTGGTCTTGCGCCACCGTGCCCACGCTTTGCACGCAGGGCACCCTCGATGTTTTTCGCGACATGGGTGTCCCCAGTACTGCACCATCACTGACCTGCTCACCTCGACCTGCACCACATAAGTTTTAGTCCCCATCGTCAAACACCTCTAACAATGCCTTCTTTGCTTTCTCCATCCACCAGAGGGCTGTTCCCCCGTCAGATTTAGACGATGAGAAATACAGATTCCCGTGAAAATCTTCTCCGATAACCATGACATACGCAGGCTTGGCTTCGATAGCTGCTTGCAGTACACGCTCCACATCCAAGTCCAGCGTGGTGATTACTGGAAGGACGGTTACGTTGTCGATGAGCTTCATGTGTTCTCCTTCTCAATCTCCACAGAGTCAATAAACTGCGCCAGCGCATGAACACACGGCAATATCAGGTCGCGGCAAATATCGTCGTTTACCTGCCGGTCAGTCATGCCCTGCGCTAACAGTTTAAGCGCCCCGATGCGCTCGCTGACCACCGTATCAAGCCGGTCAAAATCAAGACGTTTTACTGTTTCAATGTTTTTGTAGTTCATACATCCTCCGCTATTTTTTCCGCTTGCTTCAATATTTCCTTGATCTCAAGGCCGTCAGCATCGTTCTGCTGAGGCCAGCAATTTAGCCCGCGTTTGAGACAAGCGATTACCGCCAACGTCAATTCAATTTTCATTTTGTATCCTTTTTTCGGCTAAGAACGCCTTCAATTGAAGCAATCCTAGAGCTACCGGAAAATCTGGATGCTGCTCTGCTGTGTTAAGCGCTTCACGCAGCGCTGCAAGTATTTTGTCATTGTTGCTCATTTTTCAATCCTCCCGTATTGAACCAGGCGGTATTTATCCAGCAATCCACTCTGACGGCAGATACTCAATGCTGTGCGGCCGTCTTTGCGGCTTAATTTTGGATTGACGACTGGATACCAGCATCCATCATGCAACACTTCAACAACCCATAATATTTTTGTCATTTTTAGACTTTTAAAATTGTATTTCGTCGTCAATATCAGCAAAAGTCTTAAGCTCTTTTTTGGGTTCTGTTTTTTGCTCTACGGGCTGCGATGCTTTTGCCAATTCCAAAACTTTCGCTTGAAACGCCGAATTGATATACGCGTGGTTCCAGTATTTGCCAGTAGCCGCATTCTTTGTGCTTGGCATGGAGACAAACTCGCCTTTCTGCGACTGCTGAATCCTGCAACCCTTCAATTCCAAGAACGCATCCTTGCCTTCCGACGAATGCAAATTGATGTTAAAACTCCGGTCGTGCCAGACGATTGAAATGTGCATTATTTAACCTTTTTGAGTTGAGATAACATTTTGTCTACAGTGTCCAAAAAGGCGACGACCGCAGTTTCCAGTTCAAGAATACGCGCTGAATCGCGTTTGAAACGAACAACGAACAATTGTAAATGTTCAGGCAAATCAGGACGAAAACTAACAAAATCGCACCAGTCCAGACCTGTGCAAGCCATCTGCCACATCATCTGATTTTTGTATCCTGCCGGGACTACTCCGGCAATCAAGTAAGCCAGATGCGTTGCCACCTTCGGGCACTTGATCTCTACCAGCCCCGAATTGCCTACCAAACCGTCAGGTGAGGCACCAGCGCGTTCGATGGTCGGATGGATACATAACCCCACCTCATCAACACTAAACCCTGTCTCGGCCTCATACGCTGATCTAGCGAGGGGTTCGGTTTCGGTGCCGTATTGCATGTGGACGTTGGTATAGTCCGAACCTTGAGGCTTGCCGGTAAGGATTTCAGCGACGAGCTGTGCCTGGTAGTCCCGAAATCCCGCTGTTTCGGGCTTCATCAGGACGTTGGAAATCATGCTTGCTGTAACCCGTCCGGCACGAGCTGCGAGCCATTCCGGTGTCCCCTGAACTGCGTCTATAACTTTCATGCTGCCGCCAATTCAACTTTGCGCTTGTTTTTAGCATTGGTAAGGGTTGCCATTGCCATCGAGTCCTGCCCCGTCTGAGCCGCTTTGTAGGCCGTTTTGAAGGCTGTTTGAAGATCATCAAGCGTGGCGGCAGCGTGGAATGCTGAAATGTGGTCTGTGCAATCCATCGTCGGCTTGGGTTTTGCGGCGCTGGCTGCGTTGCCATCGTCGTCCTCAGGTGCCACTCCAACCGCAGCAGACAGGCTGTAGCGGCGAGCATAAGTAAGTGCGCTACCGTAGCCCTGCGCGTCAATCTTGCTTACCGGCAGGGACAGGATGCCGCAGGAAATCCATTCGCCGGATGAATGCAGCAGAGTTGTTTCAACGCGCACTTCGTCTTTGTCTGACGGCTCTACGGTCTGGATGTAACTCAGGCCATTGGCGCTAAACGCGGCTCGGATGGCTTCTACAACGCTGGCAAGGTCGGCGTAGCGGCTTTTGAAAAATGGGTTTGCGGAGTCTTTAAGCGCTCCTTTCATTATGCCCTGAGCCTGAGCCAGTGCTGCTGCCAGTCCTGCTATTGATTCTGATTTTTTCATACAATCCTCAAAGTGAAAACAAGAAAAACAAGAAAATCCACAGTCCCGCTGCTGTCAAAATAGTCCCGGCAACAGCCTCAACGATTTCAAGAAAACTCATACTTCCTCCGCGTATTCAGCGGCAAGGTCTGCCACAATATCCGAGTTTTTAAAGTGCTTTTTAAGCATTTCTTTTATTGTTTCCTGCTCGCGCTGGATGCGGTCTGATACATCGCTTCCAGTAACGCAGCCGATATACATTTCAAGGAAGTAACTAGGGTCGCGTTCTTCCAGCAGGAAATCGTAAAGATCAAACTCTGATTTTTTGAATTTGCCTTTGACCGGTTGCGGCCACATTCCGCAGTCCATTACGGTTTCCACCACGCCTTCCAGCGCCAGCTCGTAATGCCGAGCCGTGGGCTTGGCAGGTTGGCCGGGGTAGCAACGCGGGCAATCTTCTGCTCCGCACATGCAGCGTTCGGGGGCGCTCATGCTGCCACCGCCAGCGTGACAACAGGTTGCACCGAAAACTGCGAGGTAAATTTCGAAACCGCTATGTCGCGCTGGTCGGGTGTCAGGCTCAATTGATCTTTGTCTGCATTGCCCCACGTTTCTGTTTTTGTCGCGTTAATCAAAAACCAGTCCGACGATCCGCGCTCGATTGTGTAGGTGTTGACAATGCGCGAATATTTGTAAGCACTTGGCACATTACCACCGGACATGCCAGATGCTTTCGCACCAGCGCGGTCTTTTTTTGCGATGCCGAATTTTTCGAGACGCATTTCCATTAACTCGGAAAGCTCAAAAATATGCTTGTCGTGCGCTGTGTGCGACAACGATTTGCCGTTGATTTCTCCGAGCAGGATGTTGATGGCGCGGCGGTTTGCTTCTACAATTTTGATTTTCATTTCTATCTCCAAGTATTTGCCAGAGTCGCTCTGGCGGCGTATTCCGAAACCCCCGCGTGGGCAGGGGCAAAGGAATGATTAGTTAATTTAAAAAAGAAACTCCTGCTTCAACATACATGCGAAAAGTTGATTTAGCGCATTGCAATTTATTTTCTGCATCGCATGAATTGCCTATTGAGTTGGCGATTGCTTCAGCGCGGTCAAAACCAGCGGGAACAGTTAGCTGTTCTGCCCATACATAAAATTCTTTGCGTTCTTGATATGTCATTTTGTTTATCCTGGTGGTGGTGCGTTTGCAAGCTGGTATGTAAAGGATTATAATGCGTCCAGCAGCATTTGCAACATTTATTTGCAAATAATATAAGATATATTTATATTTTAATGAAATCAAAGGGTTACGTATGAAAACTAACGACGTTCTAACGCATTTTGGTGGGAAACGAGCGACTGCGGAAGCGCTTGGGCTATCAACGCAGGCTGTTCAAGCGTGGAAAACGATCATTCCGCAAAAGCAGGCGTGGCGCATCGACCGGCTGACAAACGGGGTGTTGAAAATCGACGAGGCACTATATGCAACAGGCAGGAAATATGATTGATCTAAAAGACCAATTTGCTTTGGCGGCGATGGCTGCACTTTTACAGCGCACATCAAACTCTATTCCGGACTATGCTGATGTTGCAAATTACGCTTGGCATTGCGCGGAATTTATGATGAGCGAACGGCAGAAACGTATTGATCTTGCTGCGCTGAACGAAAAAAGAAACAACAGCGACATGCGAACGCTGAAGTTATCAACGAGGCTGCATTACGCTTTGCTGTCAGAGGATTTGTACACGATTGCAGACATCTGCGCTTACACCGAAAAAGAGATTCTGAAAATCCCAAACATCGGTCGCACACAGCTCGCGCATTTGATAGCGGCTTTGGCTGCCGTTGGTGAAAAATTGGCAGTGCCAGGTGAAAAATGACACGCACACTTGGCGGCTTACTGACTGGCGCGAATATCGAGACAAATGCAAAACAAACACGCAGGTATGCGTGAGGCATGTACCAGTTGGGCATAAATTCCTGCTGATACGCTCAAACGAAGAATTCATAATGATGCAAATCAGGCACAAAACACCATCAGGAACAGAATACGTGGTTAGAAGGATAGGGGAGACTATCGACAGAACCTTACATCATTCCTGCCACGTAGTTTTGTTCGGAAAACAATGGACTGCCTCGGCTGCAACTTGATTGAAACCTCGCCGGTCACACTGCGCGACGGTCGCATCGTCTGCTCATCCTGCGAGTGCTGGCGGTTCGAGTGCGAGGCTCGGCATGTGCTAACAAAGCCGGACGTTGAAAAACGCGATTACCTGGAAGCCATCGGCAAGAAGCGTGGCGAGGCAGCGCGGCAGGAGCTGCGGGAAGAAATGATAGCTTTACACAAGATGAAAACTACTTAGATGCGTAATTACTTTGATAAGAAGGTAGTGGGATGAGAGTCTTAATAGCCTGCGAATATTCTGGCCGAGTCCGTGATGCGTTTATTGCACTTGGACACGATGCCATGAGTTGCGACCTTTTGCCAACGGACACTCCTGGACCGCATTATCAGGGCGACGTATTCGATGTGATCGGCAACAACTGGGATTTGATGGTCGCACATCCACCATGCACACATTTATCTGTAAGTGGTGCACGTCACTTTATAGCTAAACAAGCCAGCGGCGTGCAACAAAAAGCCTTGGCATTTGTTGGCCGATTGCTTGTTGAGCCAATTCCAATGATTGCCTTGGAAAATCCAATCTCAATCATTAGCAGCCATTTCAGAAAACCCGACCAGATTATTCAACCATGGATGTTTGGTCATGGCGAAACTAAGGCCACTTGTTTGTGGTTAAAAGGATTGCCAAAGTTGACGCCGACTAACATTGTTGATGGTCGTGAGGCACGAATTCACAAGATGCCGCCAACCCCTGACCGTTGGAAACTCAGAAGCACAACATATCAAGGCATTGCTGATGCCATGGCTAACCAATGGGGAAGCTGCGAGAGGAAATGATAGCTTTACACTGTATGAAAAACGCTTTATGATTTATCCGCGCTGTGACAAGCGCATAGAAACCGATAGAAACAGTCTCTTTTGGGCTGGCCTATCGCCCGTATCAAAACCCTAACGGGTGTCGGCTTCCGGAATTGTCACCGATAGGCCAGCACCAAAGGAGACTGTTGTGTTTTATTTTCAGCATCACGTAGGCGATTACCGCCGCGACACAGGGCATCTAACCCTGCTGGAACACGGAATCTACCGACAACTAATCGATCTTTATTACATCACTGAAAAGCCGCTCGATGCGTCTGCAATGCGATTGGTATGCGTTCGCACTGCGGATGAGGAGCAAGCATACAAACGTGTTCTTGCTGACTTTTTCCATGAACGCAAGGGCAAGTATTTTCACAAGCGGTGCGACTTTGAAATTTCCAAGTACAAAGACAAGTCTAGCAAGGCAACTGATAGCGCTAGAACTAGATGGAATAAAATCAAAGACTTAGCTGATGCGGACGCATTGCCACCGCATTGCGATGATGATGCGGACGGTATGCTAACCAAAGAACCTATTAACCTAATAACCAAAGAACCAAAGAACCTACAAACCAAAGAACCTACAAACCTAAAAAAAGAAAAGTCAAAAGAAGAAAGCGCTACGCGCCCAACAAGATTTGAAGCCTGTCCTTTTCCTGATAAATGGAAAGCCTTTTGTCAGCATGAACGTCCTGAACTTGACGCGCTAAATACTTTTGAGCAATTTTCAGATTATTGGGCTGGCGTACCGGGAACGAAGGGAAAGAAGCTGGATTGGAACGCTACTTGGCGGGTGTGGGTACGCAATCAAAAAGGGGGGGCCCAGACCAAAGGCAACTCACTTGCAGAACGTAACCAAGCCGTAGCTGCTTTGTGGCTTGCCGAACAGGATGCCAAAGATAAAGGGGTAGAGCATGAAATCAACTGACAAACAGCGGTTTTGTGAAATGCTGACCGGCTTGGGCGAATATTACGGCAAGCCGATATCCAAAATGATGATGGATATTTACGCTCAAGGGCTGGCGAATTACGACATAGACGACATATCCAAAGCATTCAGCACTCATGTGCGAAACCCTGATAACGGGCAATTCATGCCGAAGATTGCAGATGTTGAGCGGTCGTTAAATGGCAATTCAGCAACCAGAGCCATGCGAGCATGGAACAAAGTAACAAAGGCTGTGCAGGAAATAGGCACCTACCGCACCGTTAAATTCGACGATCCTTTAATAAACTCTGTAATTCAAGATATGGGCGGCTGGACTTGCATTGGGCAAATTACCGAAGATGAATTGCCTTTCCGAATAAAAGAGTTTGAAAAGCGTTACCAAGCGTATTTGCAGATATCGCCATCTGAGCCAGTAACCGCGCTGATCGGCGTATTTGAAAAACAGAACCGCACTGATGGGTATTACGAGGATGAAACGGTATTGATAGGAAATTACAACAAAACTTTATCTTTGGAGGCAAAATGAATCAATGCGAACAGCTTTTAGAGGCAATGAAACGCGGCGAACAATTAACGGTTGCCGAAGCGATGAGCCGGTATGGGGTTTACGCTTTGAGTCAAAGATGCGGCGAGTTAATTCGGCAAGGGCATCCTGTAAACGTCGAGACAATTAAAGTTCAATCTGGAAAACGAGTAGCCCGATACTCGATGACTTTATGATCTGCAAAGTCTGCGAGGAACGCCGTAGCGCGTCTGCAAACGCTGCGATGTGGCCTATCCTCAACGCGTGGTCAGAACAGCGCCAGTGGCCTATTAACGGCATCCTCAGCGATATTTCAGCGGATGAGTGGAAGGATATTCTTACCGCAGCCTTTGAAAACGATGTAAATCCTAGAATTGCGCCTGGATTGCATGGAGGGATGGTGATGCTCGGTCGGAGAACCAGCAGGTATGGGAAGACACGGTTTAGCGAATGGTTGGACTGGCTGAATGCGGAATCTCATCACGCAGGAATCAAAGTACCGGCACCTGCAAGCATGGAGGAATTTTGACGAAAGAAGAAAAGAAATGGATGGCTGCGGTTGCTGACTTGGGCTGCATCGTCTGCCTGGATGACCATGGATTCGTGCCGTGTCACGTTCATCACATCCTGGTAAACGGCAAACGGTCAGGGCATCTCAACACCATCGGACTTTGCCCAACTCACCACGAATCAGGTATCAGAAACTCTACTGCGGTGTCCAGGCACCCGTTCCGGCGAGAATTTGAAGCGCGATACGGCACAGAATGGGAATTATTGTTAAAAACCAAGAGGTTAATATGCCCAAAGGATTTACAGGAAATTACGTTGACCACGTAGTTCGGCTTGGAATTAAACGTGCGTTGCAAAACAAAAAACAGCGGGACAATAACTTGAATAAGCAAGCCGACGTTACGGAAATTCTTAGGCAATTATTAAACTTAAAGGGTAAAAATGACACCAACGCAGCGCAGCCTGGCAGCTCTCCGCAAACTCGGTTACCTAGTCGAAGTGGTTGAAAAATGGAATTCGTTTACCCGAACGCGTAAAGACCTTTGGGGCTGGGCCGACCTGCTGGCAGTCCGGCGAGGCGAGGTGCTCGCGGTGCAGGTGACCGCCCAGGCCGTTGCTAACCGAGTTGCAAAGGTTACGGACAGCGAAACTATCGGCAGGGTGCGCGAGGCCGGGGTGCGAGTTGAAATTCACGGTTGGCGAAAAAATGCAAAGGGCCGGTATATTCAACGAATTGTCGATTTATCTTGATTTGCGCCTATAATTATTGTGGACTAACATCAAATTGCGTTAGTCTACGCAAGTGATGTTTCACGTGGAACGTTGTAAATGAAAATTGAGCAAGTCAAAATCGACAAGTTGATTCCGTATGCCAGGAACAGCCGCACCCACAGCGACGCTCAAGTGGCCCAGATTGCCGCCAGTATCAAGGAATTCGGTTTCACAAATCCCGTTCTAATCGACGAGACGGGCAGCATCATTGCCGGCCACGGACGCGTTATGGCGGCGCGAAAGTTGGCGATTACTGACGTTCCTAGTATCAGGCTCACGCATTTGACCGAGGCGCAGAAACGCGCTTACATAATTGCCGATAATAAGTTGGCACTCAACTCAGGTTGGGACGATGAAATGCTGGCGGTGGAGTTGAATGACCTAAAGGACATGGGTTTCGACCTAGACCTGACGGGATTCACTTTGGATGAATTTCAAGCAATTCTTTCGATAGAAAATTATCCTGAAAGCAGCGCAAAAGAGATAGACCCAGACGATTATAAAATGTCTGACACTTGCCCCAAATGCGGCTTTGAATTTAATGCAAAAACCTGATTGTGCTTGGAATTTATCAGACCTTGCCAGCGTGCCGCAAAACGGCATCAAAGTAATGAGCACCTTTGCCTGTGGTGGCGGCTCCAGCATGGGATACAAGCGTGCCGGGTGTGAAGTGATTGCTGCCAATGACATAGACCCAGAGATGGCGTGGCACTACAAGCTGAACATCAAGCCCAAGCAATATTTTCTGTGCCCCATAAATGAACTACTGACCAAAGAGCTGCCGCCTGAGTTGTTCGAGCTGGACATTCTGGACGGCTCGCCACCATGTTCCACATTTAGCATGGCCGGAAGCCGAGAAAAAGCGTGGGGGAAAGATAAGCACTTTCGGGAAGGTCAGGCAAAGCAAGTGCTGTCTGACTTATTTTTTGATTATCTTGATCTAGTTGGAAAGCTAAAGCCCAAGGTAGCTATTGCTGAAAACGTCAAAGGGATGATTCTAGGCAACGCCAAAGGCTATACAAAGCTGATAATGGCGCGATTCAAGGAGATTGGCTATCGCCCGCAGTTGTTCCTGCTCAATGCAGCCGACTGCGGGGTGCCGCAGCGCCGCGAACGGGTATTTTTCTGCGCTGTGCGTGATGATATTGATGTGCAGCCGTTGAAGCTGGCCCCGACGCATAAATGGATTAGCGCAGGTGAGGCGACGAGTGATGTGCAGGTATTGACTGATGCGGAACAGGTAGAAACAAAACCAGCGCCAAATGATTTGAAATGCTGGCCTCACACATTGCCAGGGGATACTTATTCAACTTTTCTGATGAAATATGAAAAACGAAATGCTTGTTTTAATCAATATCGTGTCAATGATAAAAAACCTTCAAACACATTATCATCGACAGTTGGTTTATACACGCATTGGTCAAAATGTCGAACTTTAACTTACCGTGAATGGAAGCGCTTAGGCAGCTTCCCAGATGACTACCAAGCCAAAACTGATAAGATAGGCAAGTACATGATTGGCATGAGCGTACCGCCTAAAATGACGGAAGTAGTTGCAAGGGCTGTATGTGAGCAATGGTTAAATGCTAAATCCTTGATTTCATTACAGAAAGCCGCGTGATTTCGCTTCCTTAAAAAGAATGTCATTTATCAAACCTCACCGTCCAACAGATAAAACAAGGCAACAAGCACAGAGTGCTTCAGGACTCGGCTTGCCTCAAGATCAGATCGCTGCTTTGATTGGGATTGCTCCTGAGACGCTCCGTAAGCACTACGACTTAGAGCTAGGACTGGGCAAGGCTCAAGCCTCGGCAGCGGTGGCTAAGACTTTGTTTAACAAAGCCACAACGGGCGGCGACACCACAGCAATGATCTGGTGGACTAAATCACAGATGAAGTGGTCGGAAACCGTTCGGCAGGAGTTGACCGGCAAGGACGGTGGCGGGATAGTAATCCACATCAACAACCAGGACACTGATCTTGTTTAGTGCCACCGCAGCCCAAAGCAGAGCAACTGGGCTGATGACCGGCGATGCCAAGCATGTGATGCTGGTCGGTGGAAGCAGGTCAGGCAAGACGTTTGTGGCGCTGCGGGCGCTAATCATTCGCGCAACCCTGGCACCTAAGTCTCGGCACGTTGTGCTGCGGTTTAGGTTCAATCACGTTAAATCCTCAGTCATCCTGGACACCTTCCCAAAGGTCATGAGCTTGTGCTTCCCGCAGCTCACCTACGTGATCGACAAGACCGATTGGTATGCAACCCTTCCAAACGGCTCCCAAATCTGGTTTGGCGGGCTGGATGACAAGGACAGAACTGAGAAGATTCTAGGTCAGGAATACGCAACCATTTTTTTTAACGAGTGCTCACAGATACCCCTTTCGGCTCGCAACATGGCCGTTACACGACTCGCACAGAACTGCGTGGCTACGGTAGGTGGTCAACAGCGGCAGATGCGCCTGAAGGCGTTTTACGACTGCAATCCTCCGTCGATGGCGCATTGGACGTACAAGATGTTTGTTAAGAAGATTGAGCCAGAATCGGGTAAAGCACTGTCTGATCTGGTCAACTTCAGCATGATGACCATCAACCCCCGCGACAATCTGGAGAACCTGCCACCAGATTACATTAAGGAGCTGGAAAACCTGCCGACTCGGATGCGCTTGCGGTTCTTGGAAGGCAAGTTCGCAGACATAGCCGCGGGTGCGCTCTGGAACGTGGAAATGATCGACACGTACAGGGAAACAACCAATTTGCCAGACATGCTGCGGGTTGTCGTGTCTGTTGATCCTTCCGGCAGCGGCGACACCGATAACGCCGGTAACGACGAGATTGGAATTGTTGTGGCTGGCCTCGGCATTGACGGTCGGGCTTACGTGCTGGAAGATTGCACGATGAAGGCTGGCCCAAGCGTTTGGGCGAATGTTGTGGCAACTGCTTACGACCGCCACGCCGCCGATCTGGTGGTGGCTGAGAAGAATTATGGTGGCGAAATGGTGCGTCATGTGATAAAAAGCGCCAATCCTTACCTAAAATGCGAGTTAATCAACGCATCGAGAGGCAAAGCGGTGAGAGCAGAGCCAGTGTCAGCACTGACAGAACAGGGCAAGATTCGGTTTGGCGGCACGTTTCCCGAACTTGAGGACGAGCTTTGCTCGATGACGACCAACGGGTACATGGGCGACCGCAGCCCGAACCGCGCTGATGCTTTTGTGTGGGCAATGACTAAGCTATTCCCCGGCATTATCAAAACCGATGCCAAATCTCAGCGCAAGCACGTGATGCCGACTCAAAACATTAACCGCGGTGCAACTAGCTGGATGGGTGCTTAATGAAAAACGGACTGTATGCCAACATTAACGCCAAACGCGACCGAATAGCGGCTGGTAGCAAAGAGAAGATGCGTAAGCCTGGTGCTGCTGGCGCACCAACGGCCAAAGCGTTTAAGCAATCGGCTAAAACCGCAAAAAAAGGCAAATAATGCCACTCGTCAAGTCACCTAGCCCGATGGCCTTCCGCAAGAACATCAAGGCCGAGGTTGCCGCCGGAAAGCCCGTGAAACAAGCGGTGGCAATAAGTTATGCTATTAAACGCGCGACGGCGAAGAAGAAGAAATAGTGGCCTATCACGACACAGGCATTAACGAAGCGGGCGCAGTCTCGTCAGGCGGCACGAAGTCCGACCGTGACAACGGCGAGATGCTGGCGACCATGCGGACGCGCCTGACGATGGCGATTGCTGCCTACTCGGATAGCCGCGAGGACGAGCTGGACGACCTGCGCTTTCGTGCTGCAAGCCCTGACAACCAGTGGCAGTGGCCTGCCGACGTGCTGGCGACACGCGGCTCGGTGCAAGGGCAGACGATCAACGCTCGACCATGCCTGACCATTAACAAGCTGCCGCAGCATGTGCTGCAAGTAACCAACGACCAGCGGCAGAACCGGCCATCGGGCAAGGTGATACCGGCTGACGACAAGGCTGACGTTGAGGTAGCCGAGATATTCAACGGCATCGTGCGGCACATCGAGTATATCTCGGACGCTGACGTAGCCTACGACACCGCCTGCGACAACCAAGTGACGTTTGGTGAGGGTTATTTCCGCATCCTGACCGAGTATTGCGACGACCAGAGTTTTGAGCAAGACCTGCGGATTGGGCGTATCCGTGACTCGTTTAGCGTCTACATGGATCCGACGATTCAAGACCCCTGCGGTTCGGATGCCGAGTGGTGCTTCATCAATCAGGAAATCACCAAAGACGCGTACGAGCGTGAGTTTCCTGATGCAGCACCGCTGTCCAGCCTCGCTTACGGCGTAGGCGACGGGCAACTGAACGCGTGGATCAATCAGGACACGGTGCGGATTGCTGAGTATTTCTACATCAAGCACGAATCCAAGAAGCTAAACCAATACCCCGGTGGGATGACCGCAATGGCGGGATCACCGGAGGCCAAACAGATTGAAATGATGGGTTTGGCTGCGACAAAAACTAGAGATGTAGACGTTCGGACAGTCAAATGGTGCAAGACCAACGGCTTTGAGGTGCTAGAAGAACGCGATTGGGCGGGCAAATACATCCCCGTAATCCGCGTAATCGGCAACGAATTTGAGATTGATGGCCGGATGTACGTTAGTGGCTTAGTCCGCAATGCGAAAGACGCCCAGCGTATGTATAATTACTGGGTTAGCCAAGAAGCAGAGATGTTAGCGCTCGCTCCGAAAGCACCGTTTATTGGTTACGGCGGGCAATTTGAAGGATACGAGACTCAATGGAAAACGGCTAACATCAACAACTGGCCGTATCTGGAAGTCAATCCTGATGTGACCGATGGCGCTGGTGGCGCGTTGCCGCTGCCGCAACGCGCACCGCCACCGTTGGCTCAAAATGGCTTGTTGCAGGCCAAGATGGGTGCTGCTGACGACATTAAAGGCACAACTGGGCAATACGATGCCAGCCTCGGCTCACAGAGCAATGAAGTTTCTGGAAGGGCTATTTTAGCTCGTGAGAGGCAGGGGGACACCGGCACCTATCACTTCATCGACAACCTTGCCCGCGCAATTAGATACGCCACGAGGCAGCTTGTAGATATGATTCCCAAAATCTACGACACGCAACGAGTAGCTCGCATCATTGGTCTTGATGGCGAAACAGATCAAGCCATGATTGACCCGACGCAACCCGAAGCGGTGAAAAAGATTGTAGACCAGCAAACTGGCGCAACCATCAAGAAGATTTACAACCCCAATGTCGGCAAGTACGACGTTGCGGTCACCACTGGCCCAAGCTACATGACGAAGCGTCAAGAAGCACTTGATGCCATGTCTCGCCTCCTGCAAGGCAACCCAAACCTGTGGGCTGTAGCTGGAGACCTGTTTATCAAGAACATGGACTGGCCTGGGGCGCAGGAAATGAGCAAACGCTTTGCCAAGACCATTGACCCCAAGTTGATGGACGACTCTGAAGCCTCACCAGAACTAGCGCAGGCGCAGCAGCAGATGCAGGCGATGGGGCAAGAAATGCAGCAGATGCACCAAATGCTGCAAAATGTCAGCCAGTCGATGGAAGCGCAGACGCTAAAGGTCAAGGAGTTTGATAGCCAGGTCAAAGCCTACGACGCCGAGACTAAACGTATTAGCGCGGTGCAAGCCGGGATGTCGCCAGAGCAAATTCAAGACATTGTTATGGGCACCGTCCACGGCATGATTACTTCGGGCGATCTGATTAACGAGATGCCAGGGCGTGACCAAGACATGATGCCTCAAGACATGATGCAGAACATGCCTCACATGCAACAGATGCCGCCGGACATGCAGCAGATGCCGCCACCTGAAATGATGCCTATGGAACAAATGCCGACACCGCAAGGGATGCCACAGTGAAATGCACCGACTTTATGGGGATGCTGTTCTTAGCGCGAGATGTGGCGCACAGCGTCCACCTCAACACCCGCAGCTACTCCAAGCACGTAGCCTTGAACATCTTTTACGAGCGTATCGTAGGTGCTGCCGACGACTTTGCCGAAGCATACCAAGGGCGGCATGGTCTGATTGGCCCTATCTCGCTCATGTCAGCCAAGAAAACCGCCAACATTATCGAGTTTCTGGAAGATCAGTTGAAAGAAATTGAAGCGTGCAGATATGAGGTGGTGGATAAGTCGGACAGTTCGTTGCAGCAACTTATCGACAATATCGTAGAAGTCTACTTACGCACGCTCTACAAACTTCGATTCTTAGCTTGAGGTCAATCATGTCAGCCACCTATGAACGTATCACCGCAACTCATCAAATTAAAGTTGGGTTTACGGTTTTAAAAGGCATTTTTATTAGCGCTGCAAGCGCAACGCCAACCATCACAATTTACGATTCCGGCACCGCAAGCACTGGTGACCCGATCATAATAGGCGTGTTTACACCCGCAGCGGCAACTAATCACACCTTTACCGCAAACGGCATAACGGCAAGCAAAGGACTTTACGTCGTCATATCGGGAACGGTAGCAGCGACCCTATTTTTTGAATAACCGCACTGGCGCGGAACGCCAGGGATTCCAAGGAATCAAGCCATGTCTGAAGAAGTACTAGCGGAAGTACCCGCGCCGGAACAGGTCGCTACGGCAGCACCTGAGCCTGAGATAGCAGCGCCGGAAGCAGCACCCGAAGTTGAGCCTAAAGTATTCACACAAGAGGACTTGGACGCAGCCATCGGTAAACGGCTTGCAAGAGAACAAAGAAAGTGGGAGCGCGAAGCAAGGCAGGCCGAAGCACCAAAGCCCGTCCCTGTAGAGCATGTTAAGCCGGAACAGTTTACGACGACCGAGGAATACGTTGATGCGTTGACGACTTCCAAAGCCGCGCAGATTGTCCAGCAGCAACAGTTTGCGAAACAGCAACAGGATTTGTTGGGGAACTATCACGACAAGGAAGAAGATGCGCGGAGTAAATACGAGGACTTTGAACAGGTCGCGTACAACCCCAAGCTACCGATTACTAACGTGATGGCTCAGACAATTCAAGCCTCGGATAACGGCCCTGATATTGCATACTATCTCGGCACGAACCCCAAGGAAGCTGACCGCATTTCTCGACTTGAACCGTTCTTGCAGGCTAAAGAAATAGGAAGATTGGAAGCGAAAGTTGCTTCTGAACCCGTAACAAAACGTACATCCAGCGCACCTGCGCCGATTTCACCTGTTACCGCTCGCGGAGGTCACTCCGGCGGTTTTGATACCACAGACCCAAGGTCAATTAAAACCATGACCACAAGCCAGTGGATCGAAGCTGATAGAGCAAGACAAGTGAAAAAGCAGGAAGCGAGGAACCGCTAACTACTTTAAGGAGTTTTTTCATGGCTAATAGCCTGCTTACCATTGATATGATTACCCGGAAGTGCCTCGAAATTCTTGAGAACAACCTGGTTATTTCGCGCAATTGCAACAAAGAGTATGACGACAGCTTCGCTGTTGAAGGTGCCAAGATCGGTTCGACCTTGCGGATTCGTCTGCCGGATCGTGCCTTGGTGACTGACGGTGCCGCCCTGCAAGTTCAGGACGACAACGAGCAATTCACTACGCTGACGGTTTCTAGCCAGAAACACATCGGCATCAACTTCACCAGCGCCGAGCTGACAATGCAGTTGGATGACTTTGCGGAACGTGTTCTGAAGCCGCGTATCAGCCAATTGGCGTCGAGTGTGGATGCTGACGTTGCTAACGCCTACAAGTCTATTTTCAACACCGTAGGCACTCCCGGCACCACGCCTGCCACCGCTCTGGTTCTGCTGCAAGCGCAACAGAAGCTGAACGAGTCGGCGGCTCCCATGTCGCCGCGCTACGCAACAGTAAACCCTGCCGCTAACGCTGGCCTGGTCAACGGTATGACCGGTTTCTTTAACCCGACGGGCACGATCTCCCGCCAGTTCAAGACCGGCATGATGGGTGAAGGTGTTCTTGGCTTTGACGAGATGAATATGTCTCAGTCAATTGTCAACCACACCACGGGCAGTCGTGCAGGCACCATTTTGGTGAACGGTGCGGTTAGCACGCAAGGGCAAGCCACCATCAGCATTGACGGACTTACCGGTGCAACTGACACGGTAACTGCGGGTGATGTGTTTACCATTGCTGGCGTCTATGCGGTCAACCCGCAGACCCGTCTTAGCACTGGTAGCCTGCAACAGTTTGTTGTGACGGCGGCACAAACGGGTGCTAGTAATGCTTTGGCAAACATGGCTATCTCGCCGCCCATGTACACGTCTAGTAACGCGTTGGCAACCATTGACGCGTTTCCCGCTGACAATGCTGCGGTGACGTTCGTGGGAACCGCGTCAACCGTGTATCCGCAAAACTTGGTGTATCACAAGAATGCGATCACGCTGGCTACGGCTGACCTCTTGCTTCCGCAAGGTGTCGATATGGCTTCGCGTCAAGTGCATAACGGTATCTCGATGCGGATTGTGCGTCAGTACGACATCAACAACGACCGTATGCCCTGCCGTGTCGATGTGCTGTATGGTTTCAACACCATTCGCCCACCGATGGCCTGCCGTATTTTTGGTTAATAGAACCGCTCCCGCCTAGCGCGGGGGCATCTTAATTTTTAGGAGAAACAATCATGGCACTTCCCTCAGTTGGTGGCGGCTATCAGAACACTGATGGCAATCAAAGCGAACAAACAATTGGCGTCCAAGCCGCGCAACAAACGGCAACTGCAACCGCAACTTTGACTGTTGCTCAAGTCACGGGTGGGATTTTGGTGGGCAACCCGTCTACAACGGCGGCGTCCTACACTCTGCCGACGGCGGCGTTGATTGACGCAACGATGACCAACATGAAAACCAACAGCACGTTTAAGCTGACGGTAATCAATCTTGGCACCAGTACTGGCCTTATCACGGTGGTTGTTGGCACCGGCATTACTGCGGTAGGCAACTTGGTTGTTGCTATTACTGGCAGTGCGGCGGGTGTTAGCGGCGCGGCTGAGTTTCTGTTCCGCAAAACCGGCGACGCAGCGTACACCGTTTATCGCGTAGCTTAGTAACAACACCTCGCGGCGTAACAACCGCGAGGTGGTTTTTAAGGATTAAAATATGGTCATCTACCTGCGCCACCCCGTCCACGGCAGCAAAGTTGCTATTGCAGAGGCCGAAGCTGAAGCTGACGAAAAAAATGGCTGGGAGCGTTACGAACTTGGCGCGTTGTTAACGCCTGTAAACGAACTGGCTAAACCTCGCGGCAGACCGCGTAAGGAGCTTGAAGAATGACCACCACGGCTGGCGATCAGATCAACGGGGCGTTACGGCTGATTGGTCAATTAGCCGAAGGTGAAACACCATCGGCGGCAACGTCAGCCGACGCGCTGACCGCAATGAACCAGATGCTTGATAGCTGGTCGTCTGAGCGTCTGTCCGTGTTCTCAACGCAAGACCAGGTATTTACTTGGCCTGCTAATACCGCAACACGCACTCTTGGGCCAACGGGCGATTTTGTCGGTAACCGTCCGGTATTGGTGGACGATTCAACGTATTTCCGCGACCCATCAAACAATATCAGCTTTGGCATCAAGCTCATAAACCAAGCGCAATACAACGGCATTGCGGTAAAGACCGTTACCAGCACCTACCCGCAGGTCATGTTTGTAAACATGACAATGTCCAATATAGAAATGACGATTTATCCGGTGCCAACTAAAGCGTTGGATTGGCATATTGTCAGCGTCAACGAGCTGGTCGAACCGGCTACGCTGGCGACCACGTTAGTGGTGCCGCCAGGCTACGTGCGAGCGTTTCGGTTCAATCTAGCGTCTGAGATTGCCGCCGAGTTTGGCGTAGAGCCGCCGCCCCAAGTGCAGCGAATTGCCATGTCGAGCAAACGCAACATCAAACGCATCAACAACCCCGATGACGTAATGAGCTTGCCTTACAGCATCGTGGCGACTCGCCAGCGGTTTAACATTTACGCAGGAAATTACTAACATGGCTAATATCGCAATTTCTGCTCTCCCCGTTGCCACTTCTCAAGCTGGCGCTGATGTGCTGCCAATCGTGCAAGCAACGACCAGCACGACGAAACAACTGTCAGTGACCAATCTGTTTACCAGCCCGACGTTTGTTACGCCCGCGCTGGGAACGGTTGCCAGCGGCAATATTAGTGCTTGCACCAGCACCAGCCAAGTTTTGACCACACCTGTAATTGGTGCGGCAACCGGCACCAGCCTTACTGCAACCGGCACGATCGTATCTACCGGCACTGCGGGTGTGGGATACGCCACGGGCGCGGGCGGGGCGGTAACACAAATAACTAGCCGCACTACAGGCGTGACGCTAAACAAAACGGCTGGCGCAATTACTTTGGTGAGTGCAGCGGGGTCAGCTACTGCTGCCACGTTTACCGTGACCAATAGCACCGTGGCGGCAACGGATGTAATCATCCTAAACCAAAAGTCCGGCACAGACCTTTACGATTTGATGGTCACCGCGGTGGCTGCGGGTAGCTTTAACCTTACGTTTCGCACAACGGGCGGCACCACCACAGAAACCCCAGTTTTGAATTTTGCGGTCATCAAAGCAGTTGCGGCGTAATTGAAAACGCCCATCCTTGGCGGCAGCTATGTCGCTCGGTCAATCAATGCGGCAGACAATCGCATAGTCAACCTTTTTGCGGAAGCGATACCAGACGGTAGCGGCGGGAAAGAGGCGGGCTTTCTGCTGCGGTGTCCTGGCCTGCGTCTGCTTGCAACCGTTGGTGATGGCCCAATCCGTGGGTTGTGGGTCACCAATGGCATAGCCTATGTGGTGTCAGGCAGTGAGTTCTACAGCCTGACCACAAGCTACACGGCTACCCTGATCGGTTCTGTAACCGGCACCGGGCCGGTCAGCATGGCAGACAACGGCACCCAGATATTCATTGCCTGTAACCCTGATAGTTACATCTACAACGTATCCACGTTGGCGTTTGCACAGATTACCGACGTAGACTTCCCCGGTGCGGGATCGGTTGGCTACCTAGACGGTTACTTTGTATTCAACGAGCCGGACTCGCAAAAGTTTTGGGTAACCAGCCTGCTGGACGGCACAGCCATAGACCCGTTGGACTTTGCCAGCGCGGAAGGCTATCCCGACGATGTGGTTGCCTTGATCGTAGATCACCGCGAGATATTTTTGTTCGGCAACACCAGTGTTGAAGTCTGGTATGACGCAGGAACGCCTGACTTCCCATTAGCGCGGATTCAAGGCGCGTTTATGGAAGTGGGCTGCGAGGCTGCGTATTCGGTAGCCAAGCTAGACAACAGCGTGTTCTGGCTGGGTTCGGATGCTCGCGGGCGCGGAATAGTCTACCGGGCTAACGGCTACACGCCTGCGCGTATTTCGACCAACGCGGTGGAATATGCCATCCAAAGCTACGGCAACATCACCGATGCCATCGGCTACACCTACCAGCAAGACGGGCACCCGTTCTATGTGCTGATATTCCCGTCTGCCGAAGCTACATGGGTTTATGACGTATCCACTCAGTTGTGGCATGAACGCGCTGGGTTTGAAAGCGGACAATTTGTCCGGCACCGTAGCAATTGCCAGATGTCGTTCAATGACGAGATTGTCGTAGGCGACTACGAGGACGGGCGGGTCTATGCCTTTGATCTTGATGTTTACGCTGATGACGACCAGATTCAGAAGTGGCTGCGGTCATGGAGAGCGTTGCCAACAGGCCAAAACAACCTGAAACGCACCGCGCACCACTCGTTGCAATTGGATGCCGAAACAGGCGTTGGGCTGAATGCCTATCCCGCTTACGATGGCGAAGACCTAGCCACTGAATCCGGTAACATCATAGTGGCTGAGTTTGTGCAAGGCTATTTGACCACGCAAGCCGGTGACCAGTTAGTCACCGAGGCCGGTGACGGGAATGAACCGCTGGTGACCCAAGTGCAGCCTGCCGAGGATTACAACGGCTATGCGCTGGAAACCGAAGCCTACACTGCGGCACCGGGTTACGACCCACAGGTCATGCTGCGCTGGTCTGACGACGCGGGGCATACTTGGTCAAACGAACACTGGAACTCAATGGGTAAGCTAGGGGCTTATGGCACCCGCACCATCTGGCGGCGACTCGGCATGACCGAGAAAATCCGCGACAGGGTTTATGAGGTGTCAGGAACAGACCCGGTCAAGATTGCCATCATGGGCGCTGAATTGTTTGTCACGCCAACGAGTAGCTAGTGAACATCACCAACATCCCCGCGCCTCGGGTGCCGTTCATCGACGAGCGCACCGGCCTTATGGCGCGGGAGTGGTATCGGTTTTTTCTTAATCTGTTCGTTCTGACCGGTAGCGGCAACAACCCTATCACGCTTGAAGAACTGCAACTTGGGCCGCCCAACCAGCCTGACCTGACCGAGCTGCTAATCCAGATCAATAAAGACATTGCGCCGCAATACGAAGATCAATCGGGCGACTTTCTAAAGACCCTCGACACCGCGCAATTGATGTCGATGATGTCGCAGTTTGCAAATGCAGAAGCGGCTATCCAAGGGGCTTACCTTCAGCCGGTTGTGCAGACCGGCACCATTGCCAACTACAACCTGGACGGTAGCCCAACGGCGGGTGGCGTGGCCTACGGCACCGGCCCTGCGCTTGCGGTCAGTGCGGCAGGCACAGTGGGACAGGTACTGACCAGTGCTGGCGCGGGCGTTCCGACTTGGACAACACCAACGACGGGCACAGTAACCTCGGTTTCTGTGGTGTCAGCCAACGGGCTGGCGGGAACCGTTGCAAATGCAACAACTACCCCAGCAATTACGCTTTCAACGTCTATTACCGGAGTGCTGCTAGGCAATGGCACTGCTATCAGTGCGGCCACCAGCGGCACCGATTATGCCCCGGCAACCAGCGGCACCTCGATCCTGTATGGCAACGGGGCTGGCGGGTTTAGCAACGTCACGATAGGAACCGGCGTTGCCTTTGCTGGCGGCACCTTGTCGGCAACCGGCTCAGGCGGCACAGTCACCAGTGTAGCGGCGCTGACGCTCGGCACGACTGGCACTGACCTGTCCAGCACTGTTGCAAACGGCACGACCACGCCGGTCATCACGCTGCAAGTTCCAACCGCTTCGGCAACTAATCGCGGGGCTTTGAGTGCTGCCGATTGGACGACTTTTAACAGCAAACAGGCTACTTCGGCACCAGTTACGGTTACAACAAATTCAAGTGTTGGCGCAACAGATTCGTGGATTATTAACAACAAATCTGGGTCAACTTTAACTTTAACTCTACCTGCCCCCGCTAGTTACAGCGGGCGGGTGCTTAATATTCAAACTTACCAAGCGCAAACGGTAGTGTCTGCGTCATCAAATGTTGTGCCACAAGCCGGAGGATCAGCGGGTGCAGCGATACTTGCCGCATCTATTGGTGACCACGCTACGTTGGTTTCTGACGGAACTAACTGGGTAATGACGCAATACAACTCGTTTAACAATCTTTTGCTGGAGTAAAAAAATGGCCGTGAATCTCTCCCTTCTTGGCGGCGCAGGTTGGCAGTTCTTTGACAACAATGGAATTCCTTTGGCTGGCGGTTTGCTTTACACATACGAAGCAGGCACAACAACTCCCGCAAGCACTTACACCACCAGCGCGGGAAATGTTTCAAATACTAACCCGGTTGTTTTGAATTCCGCTGGACGGGTTGCGGAAGCAATTTGGCTAACGCAAGGAACGAGCTATAAGTTTGTGCTTAAAACTTCTGCGTTGGTAACGCTTGGCACGTATGACAATATTACCGGCGCGTCAGACCCAGCAGACATTTACGCGGCTCTTGCGGCTTCTTCGGGTTCGTCACTTATTGGCTTCTTGCAAGCCGGAACAGACGCTGTAGCCACCACGGTGCAAACTAAGTTGCGTCAGACTGTAAGTGTTCTGGATTTTGGTGCGGTAGCCGATGGCAATTTAGCTCTTGATACAGGGACAAATAATTCAACCGCGTTTAATCTTGCTCTTGACTATGTGGGGTCACTTACGCTGGGGTCTAGTGAGGCTGGCGCAGTCTATGTCCCTAATGGCGTTTATAAACTAAATACTGTGATCACTATTCCAGAGGGAGTAACTCTGCGTGGCGCAGGTCGTCACTGCACAACATTGTTTGCTCCAGCATCTTTTAACACTACCGGGGGAATAGTTGCGTTTGGTGCCGGAACAGTGTCGCATGGCATTTGTGATCTGGCACTTCTTGCGCCTCCCGGCGGTGTAACTGGAACCGGGACATCGGGTGTCGGCATTTACGCCGCAAGAAACGGCACGTTTATTGAACGTGTGTGGGTGGCTGGATATAACATCAACATCCTACTGGCGAACACTGATATCTTTGTGCTGGACTCAATCATAGAGGAATGCACAACCGCAGGGATCGGCATTGATATGAATGCCTCTGCAAATGACATAACTATTGCAAACTGTGAAGTCTTTGCTTGCGCGAACACTAGTATCCGTATCAAGGACACAACAAACACTGATGGAACGATCAACATCAGCAACGTCAGAATGTTAGATGTACGAACCACTGGGATTCAGGTAATTGATAGTTCATGTCCAGTGCAAATCTCAAACTGCTCTGCTGCTGGCCTTTCTGAAGTTACTAACGTAACTGGTGCTGGGATAGCAATAGACAATGCAGACAATGTAGCAATTTCTAATTTTGTTTGTCGTGTTGGTTCGGGTGGTAAAAGCACCACTGGTTGCGGAATACTAATCAGCAACTCTTCCACCAATGTCACTATCGTTGGCGGTGAGATTCAAGCTATGTTAGACGGAATTCAATCAACTGGCAGTAACGAAATAGTAATTACCGGAATAAATTGTTCCTCCAATGGACGAAGGGGAATTTACTTTAATGGCGGTGGTAGGGTTACAGTTACCGGGGTGCATTGCTATGGCAATGGCACTGCGGGTGGAACTACCGATGCTGGCATATTTGACACCAACAATACTGCGAACGCAGAACATCTATTTACTGGATGCCACTGCTCTCAAGATGGTAGTGGTGTGCAAGACTATGGTTTCTATATAGATATTGGCGCGGCATCTTGCATTACATATCTCACTGGTTGCATGGCGGAAAATAACAATACCGCAAACTTTAGCAAAAATGGAGTAACGGCAAACATCAGCCAAGTTGACGCAATTATCAATGTATCAGGATCAATCACCGCAAATGGCGGCACTGCAATACCTGCTGGAGGAACGCTAAGTACTGGATTGCTTGTAAGTAGCACTGCGAATTTTGGCGTATTTTTTGGTTCTGGTGCGCCAAGTATTTCAGCAGCCAAAGGATCGTTGTATTTGCGATCTGACGGAAGCGGCGTTGGTAATCGTGCTTACATTGCCACTGACGCTGTAGGTACTTGGACTGCTGTTACGACAGCATCGTAATATGTCCAATAGTAAAATATCCGCATTAACCTCCGCAACGACACCGTTAGCGGGTACGGAAGTTCTTCCAATTGTTCAAAGTAGCGTAACAAAACAAGTTTCTGTTGCTAATTTGACTGCTGGTCGCGCTGTATTAGGCACTAGCTTTAATGGCTCGACGTTAGCTAATGCTACGCGCCAAGTTTTTTTAAGCGGCACAAGTGCAACTTACACTACGCCCGCAAACGTCAGGCAGATTCGTGTTTCTTTGTGGGGCGGGGGCGGTGGCGGTGCTGGAAGTGGCAGCACCGGCCCTAATAACGGCAGCGCGGGTGGCGACAGTATATTCAATTCTGTTAACGCTGCTGGCGGGTCGGGAGGAAGCAACGCTCTTGGCGGGGGCGGCGGCACTGGCGGCAGCGGGACAGCGTCAACAAGGTTGCCTGGCGCTCGTGGGCAGACGAACTTGACAGTATTAGCCAGCGGGGTGAACGCCTATTATATTGGCGGTAACGGCGCGGGTAATGGCGGCGGGGTAGGTGGCGGGGCTGGCAGCAGCGGATCGGCGGGGAGCGCCGCCGTTGCAAATGGCGGGGGTGGTGGTGGTGGTGGAGGCGTGGCGCAAGCCGCGTTCGCAATAATTGCTGCTTACTACCAAGGTGGTGGCGGCGGTTCAGGCGAATATGTTGAATACATTATCAACTCACCAGCCGCAACTTACACTTACACGGTTGGCGCTGGCGGTGCTGCCGGAAGTGCAGGAACAAGCGGCGCGGCAGGCGGCGCGGGTGGTAGTGGTTTAATTGTAGTTGATGAGATTTATTAGCACAATACAAGGATATTAAAATGACAGTTACCGTAAAAACACTTATCCCCGCCAAGACCGCTGAGTCTAGCCAGACTACGCAATACACAGCGACGAACGTCACCACAATCATTGACAAGTTTACCGCGACCAACTACAGCGCAACGGCGGCAACGCTCAGTGTGAATCTGGTCACTGCTGCTGACACGGCGGGCAATCAGAACTTGATTACCAAGACCAAGACGCTGGCGGCCAGCGAGGTATATACTTTCCCTG